GTATATGGTGACGGCTTTTGGAGTTCCTCGACAGTCCGGCAAGTGGGCATTCAAACTGTCCCACTTGCGACCCCACTGTACCCGTATCCCCCCAGTGTGGTGGCTAGGTAGGGGGGCTACGTGTGACACTATTTGTCTCCAACACCACAAATTTTTTATAACTACCCAAAAAATCTACAAAAATTCCACCACATAATGTCAAATATTTGACATACGTACACAAAAAAATCCCGGCATCGCGCCGGGATAAGGGAAGGTCGTCATAACCCACACAACAAGGAGAGTAGCTATGGACAAGCTACACCATCAATATACCTAGCTATTGCATAAGCGTCAATAAACCTTTAACCTACGCCAACTTAAACCGAGGTGCCCCTTTCCCTCAGTATGTTTGAACATCTAATTATTTATGATGACCCCCCACCGTTTATTTCGGTGGATAAAGCAACGCCTCAACAAGTATTAAACGCGCAGATCAACACGGCTGATTTTTTAGAGTCAATTGGTGCAGCGTCTGATGAGGAAGTTGAAGACCAAGCAAGCAAGAAAAACGCACAGCTTGCGTTTACGGCTATGGCTGCGGGGGCTCCCACAGAAAAAGTTAAAGAACAACTACTAGCTAACACAACGCCGGTTGCTGTGCGACGGCTTGTTGGGATGCTGACGGCGTATGACTGGGCGTTTGTTGAACAAGCGCGGCAGATGAGAGGGTACGCAGTTGCAAAAATACTGGAAGATACAGAGCACCCGGACCCACGCTATCGATTGAAAGCCTTAGAAATGTTAGGACGCGTTACAGAAGTAGCGTTGTTTACTGAACGCGTAGAAGTTAAAAAGACTGAACTGACGGATGAAGAGATCGAAGCCAAGATTAAAGCTAAGCTTGGTAAATATATGGGCGCTATTGAAGTAGAAGCACAAGAAAAAACCCATGAATCTAAGTGATCACGAAGCAGAAGCACTACGCAAAGTGCTGCCGTTGATGCCTTCCGATGAAAAGATGGAAGTGTTAACGCTGCTTGATGAGTTTGACAGGCGTAATTCACTTAAGAAATCTAAATCGTCAATACTTGCGTTTGCACATCACGTATATCCAAACTTCAAAGAAGGCGCACACCATAGAAAACTTGCAAAAATCTTTGAAGATGTGGTGGCAGGCCGTAAAAAGCGTGTCATTATCAACATAGCACCCCGTATGGGTAAGTCAGAGTTCTCTAGTTATCTGTTTCCTGCTTGGTTTTTAGGGCAGTTTCCTGATAAAAAGATTATTATGGGGACGCATACTGCGTCTTTATCAGAAGATTTTGGTAGGCGCGTTAAAAATCTGGTGGACTCTGATGAATATCAGGAGATTTTTCCAAAAACAGCCCTCGCAGAAGACCAAAAAGCTGCCGGAAAATGGTCTACCGGAGCTGGAGGTCAATATTATGCTGTTGGCGTTGGCGGCGCTCTGGCTGGGCGTGGTGCTGATCTGTTTGTTATTGACGATCCTCATTCTGAACAGGATATAAAGGCTAATTCACGCCTGACATTTGATCAGGCATGGTCGTGGTTTCAAACAGGACCATTGCAGCGCCTGATGCCGGGGGGTGCCATCATCGTTATTATGACGCGATGGAGTTTAATTGATTTGACGGGTAAACTAATTGATTATCAGGCTAAGAATCCTGAATCAGATCCGTGGGATATTGTTGAATTACCTGCCATATTAAATGAAAACGAAGATAATGAAAAAAGTTTATGGCCTGAACAGTGGCCTATTGATCAATTAAAATCAAAACGTGCGGGGATGGACCCGCGTTACTGGCAGGCCCAGTATATGCAGCAGCCCACAAGCGATGCGGCGGCTGTTATTCAACGTAATATGTGGAATATGTGGGAGCGCGAGGAACCTCCGCGATGTGAATTTATTATTCAGTCGTGGGATACAGCGCATGAAACTAAAAATTCTTCGGACTATACCGCCTGCACAACGTGGGGGGTTTGGTACAACGACGAAGATAATGGAGCGCCTAATGTCATATTACTTGATGCGTTTAAAGCACGATTAAATTTTCCTGATTTGAAAAAACGTGCCATAGAAATGTATAAAGAATATGAGGCAGATATTGTACTCATTGAAAAGAAAGCCGCAGGTGCTCCACTTATTCAAGAATTGTTTCGCATGAGTGTTCCTATACAGGAGTTTAGTCCGTCACGAGGGAACGATAAGCACGTGCGAGTTAATGCTGTGGCAGATATGTTTGCCAGTGGTAAAGTCTGGGCTCCTGACACGCGATGGGCCAGAGAAGTTATTGAAGAAGTTGCAGCTTTTCCTGTCGGAGAGCATGATGACTACGTGGATACGATGACGCAGGCGTTGTTACGTTTTAGGCAGGGCGGGTTTATCTCATTGCCAAGTGACGAACCTGATGATGTTCGATACTTTAAAGGCTTTCGTGGACAGAAACGCGGCTACTACTTAGGTTAGGACAGATCATGGCTATTGATAAAAGTTTATACAGCGCACCCGAAGGACTTGAAGCCTTGGCGCTTGATGAAGCCCCTATTGAGATTGAAATCGAAGATCCTGAAGCGGTCAGGATTGGTATGGGCGGTGTTGAGATTGAGATTGAGCCGGGGAGTGAAAACGAGGAAGAAGCGTTTGATTCCAATCTAGCCGAGCACATGAGCGAAGCTGAACTGCAAAAGATTGCAGGCGATATTATGCAGTTGGTTGAGGCTGATATTAGTAGCCGCAAAGATTGGGTTGATACGTATGTCAAAGGTCTGGATGTGCTGGGCCTACGCTATGACGATGTAACTGAGCCTTGGGATGGTGCCTGTGGTGTGTTCTCTACATTGCTGACTGAAGCAGCGATTCGCTTTCAAAGCGAGTCCATTATGGAGACATTTCCAGCAGGTGGGCCTGTAAAAACGCAGATTATTGGGCAGTTTACCCCTGAGATTGAGGAAGCAGGCAAACGCGTGAAGGCTGATATGAATTACCAGCTCACTGATAAAATGCCTGAGTATCGGTCAGAGCATGAGCGTGCGCTGTGGGGTGTGGCCTTATCTGGCTCGTCATTTAAGAAGGTCTATTACGATCCGTCGCTAGAACGTCAGGTTTCTTTTTATGTGCCATCCGAGGATGTCATTCTCCCTTATGGTGTAACTAATATACGCCGTACTGACCGCCTTACGCACATCATGCGTAAGACAAAGAATGATATTAAGAGGTTACAGGTAACAGGCTTTTATCGTGATGTCGATATGGGCGAGCCGTATGCCAATCAGACAGATATTGAAGAAGCCAAGGCTAAAAAAGAAGGTCAAGAACCTATTAAAGATGAGCGGTATCAGATATGCGAGGTGCATATCGAGTATGACTTGCCGGGGCATGAGGAAGAATTACCACTACCCTACGTCATTACCATAGACAAAAATACCAACAAAGTTTTAGCTATACGGCGCAACTATAAAGAAGATGACCCCCAGAAACGTGCGCGTCAGCACTTTGTACACTATATGTACATCCCCGGCTTTGGGGCTTATGGCTTTGGGTTAATTCACATTATCGGTGGCTACGCCACAGCAGGCACCATGCTGATTCGTCAGTTGGTGGATGCAGGTTCGCTCTCTAATCTTCCCGGTGGGTTAAAGGCTCGTGGGCTAAGAATTAAAGGTGATGACACTCCGATTGCTCCGGGTGAATGGCGAGATGTGGATGTGCCGGGGGGTGCGATCAGGGACAACATACTGCCCCTACCTTATAAAGAGCCTAGTGCTACGCTGCTAGCACTACTGAATCAGATCACTGAAGAAGCGCGACGGCTCAGTGGTATGGCTGATATGAAGATCAGCGATATGTCGAGTCAGGCTCCGGTGGGTACAACGTTGGCACTGCTTGAACGGCAGTTAAAGACGATGGGTGCGGTGCAGGCTCGCATCCATGCAGCGATGAAAGAAGAGTTCAAGCTGCTCAAAGACATTATCAGGGAGTACACCTCACCTGATTACAGCTACGTACCGCAGGATGGCACACCGCAGGTTAAGGCTGAAGACTACGACATTGTAGAAGTAATCCCTGTGTCAGACCCCAACGCCTCGACAATGGCTCAGCGGGTTGTGCAGTATCAAGCTGCGTTGCAGCTAGCGCAGGGTGCGCCTCAGTTATATGACATGCCCCGCCTTCACAGGCAGATGTTGGATGTGCTGGGTATCCCTAACGCCGACAAGCTTGTACCGCTGCCAGATGACCAGAAGCCCAAAGATCCCATAACCGAGAACATGAACGGGTTAAAAGGTGTGCCGCTTAAAGCGTTTATCTATCAGGATCATCAGGCGCACATCACAGCGCATATGACCTTCTTGCAAGACCCAAGCATCATGCAGACCATAGGACAAAACCCGATGGCACAGCAGATGCAGGCCGCGATGATGGCTCACGTTGCCGAGCACTTAGGGTTTAGATACCGTCAAGAGATTGAACAGCGCGTGGGTGCGCCGCTGCCCGGACCTGAGCAGGAGGTCTCTGAAGCTGAAGAGTTAGCGATGGCTAAATATGTTGCCGAGGCTGCACAGCAGGTCTTGCAGATTCATCAAGCTGAGGCTGCGCAACAGCAAGCACAACAGATGTCAGCAGATCCGCTGGTTCAGATGCAGCAGCAGGAGTTGCAGATAAAGGGTATGGAGCAACAGCGCAAAGCACAGAAAGACTCTATTGATGCACAAATTGCTGAAAAGCGGTTGAACGTTGAGCAGCAACGGATTGCTGTAGAAGCACAGAAAGAAGGCATACGGCTTCAAAACCAGAACCAACAAAACGAACGCAAGCTACAGCTTGATCTTATTAAATCACGCATGAAAGGCGGTAGTTAATGACCCATGAGCGGCAGATGCTGGATCACTTATTTAATAAGCTCAAAGAACGTGAGCGAGAAGTAAGTGAGTCTATGGCTGAAGGAAGCTGTAAAGACTTTGCTGAATATCGAAATTTGTGCGGCGTAATCCAAGGTCTACGCCGTGCAAGGATGGAAGTACAAGACCTTGTGCAACGTTATGAGGAATTTGAAAATGACTGAAGCAGCAGAAGCTGTTATCGACGATATTCAGCAAAAAGCCAAGCAATTGCCGATTGTGAAGGGGTACAAGATTCTTTGCACCCTGCCTAATATTGAAAACAAATTCGACAGCGGGATCATTAAAGCAGATGCTACGGTTAAATACGAAGAGCTGCTTAGTAATGTGCTGTTTGTCGTAGCACTAGGTGATATGGCGTATGCCGATCAAGGGCGGTTCCCCACGGGGCCGTGGTGTAAGCCGGGGGATTTTATTATTACTCGTGCAAATACTGGCACTCGCATCAAGATTCACGACCGCGAGTTTCGGATTATTAACGACGATTCTGTCGAAGCGGTGGTTGAAGACCCCCGTGGCATTCAACGTGCGTGAGGTGAGATATGGATAAAGTCGAATACAAATTTCCTGACGAACAAGACGCTAAACAAGAGGCTAAAGGTAAGGACGATTTTGAAATTGAGATTGAAGTTGTTGATGACACGCCTGAGCAAGATAAGGGGCGTGAACCTTTAGACGAGCCTGTCAACGAGGTAACTGATGATGAGCTTGCTAAATACGACGAGAGTGTTCAAAAGCGCATCAAAAAGATCACGCACGGTTACCACGACGAACGTCGGGCTAAAGAAGCTGCTCTGCGCGAGCGTGAAGAAGCGTTAAAGTTTGCCCAGCAGATTATTGAAGAAAATAAAAATCTTAAAAAGAATCTTGGGGATCATACGACGCTACTTGTAGGTACGGCCAAACACAACGCTGAAATGGCGCTTGAACAGGCACGTAGAAAATACAAAGAAGCGTATGAGTCGTTTGACCCCGATCAAATTGTTGCAGCACAGGAAGAATTAACTCAAGCAAAGCTGCGGTTGGATAAAGTAGTCAACTTTACGCCAGCCCCTTTACAGGAACGCGAAATTCCTGTAAACATGCAACCACAATCCGCTTCAGATAATGAGTTGGATTCCAAAGCACTTGCGTGGCGAAAGCAAAATCAGTGGTTTGGACCTAACCGACCCATGACTGCCTTCACTCTGGGGCTGCACGAGCAGTTAGTCGAAGAAGGCGTTGATCCTACCTCAGATCAGTATTACGAGGTAATCAATACGACACTACGTAGTAAGTTCCCTGAACATTTTCCTAATGAGCGCGGAAGATCAGAGGAAAGACAGAAACGGACGAGCAGTAATGTTGTAGCACCAGCATCTAGAAGCGTTGCGCCAAAGAAAATCACGCTGACTCAGACGCAGGTTGCACTAGCTAAGAAGTTTAAAATTCCTTTAGAACTTTATGCCCGGAAAGTGGCGGAAGGTATGGCACAAAATGGCTGAGAACAAAGTGGCTGATAACCGAACAAGTCGTGATTTAACTAGCCGTGATAAGGTTGAGCGTCCTCGCGCATGGGCACCCCCCACGCTGCTGCCTGACCCAACTCCTGAACCCGGATATGGTTATCGCTGGATTCGTGTTAGCACGATGGGTCAAGCTGATCCTCGTAATGTGTCATCCAAATTGCGCGAAGGTTGGGAACCTGTACGTGCAGCAGATCACCCCGAAATATCAATGTATCTTGATAACGACAACGAGCGTTATAAGGACAACATTGTTGTCGGTGGGTTAATGCTGTGCAAAACGCCAACAGAAATGTCAAAGCAACGGGATGCGTTTTATCAACAGCAAGCCGAAGCTCAAATGCGTTCTGTTGACAATAACTTCATGCGTGAAAGCGACCCACGGATGCCTCTGTTTTCAGAGCGTAAATCCACGGTAACTTTTGGGCGTGGTAATCAACAATCTTAGGAGTAATCCAAAATGGCTTATCCGACTATTGACGCCCCCTACGGGCTGAAACCGATCAACCTGATCGGCGGACAAGTCTTTGCAGGCTCCACGAGGCAACTGCCTATTCAGTACAGCTATGCCACTAATATTTTTTATGGTGACTTTGTTGTGCTGTCTCGCGGCTTTATTACTCGTGCGTCTGTATCGACAGGTACTGGCTCAAATCAGGTTACGGGTATTTTCTTGGGATGCACTTACACAAATCCGCTGACCAAGCAAAAACAGTTTTCTCAGTATTGGCCTGCCAGCACCCTTGCCGGTGATGCTACGGCTTATGTGACTGATGATCCTGATACCGTATTCCGTGCTGTTGTTTGCTCTGCAACGACTGTTGTTGCTTCTGGCGCGTTGGCAATGATTGGTACTAACCTTTCAATGATCAACAACACCGGCAGTACCAACACGGGTAACTCTGCAAACGCAGTGTTGGCTCCAACTGCTACGCCTGTTACTTCGATCCTCCCGGTTCGTTGTATTGGTGTTGTGGAAGATACGGCTATTAGCCAAAGCGCAACGGGTTCGTCCTCGACAACCACGATCACACTAACTGGTTCTGGCTTAAGTTCTGCCATCCCAATTGGTACAAGTGTTGGGTATCTTGCTTCTAACGGGCAGGTTATCAATACTGGGTCGTTTGTGACGGCAGCAGCAGCCGCTGGCGCAACGTCGGTGACGATTAATGCTCAACCAAACGTGGCTGGTTCAGGAACTGATATTCCTGCATCTTCTACGATTGTATTTACTCAGTACCCTGAGATCTTAGTCAAGATCAATCTGTTGGTGCATGGGTATTACAGTAGCACTACAGCTTAAGGGGAATATAAATGGCTATTTCACGCGCACAACTGTTGAAAGAGCTGCTCCCCGGACTGAACGCATTGTTTGGTCTTGAGTATGCTCGTTATGGCGAAGAACACAAAGAGATCTACGAAACTGAGACCTCTGAGCGTTCTTTTGAAGAGGAAACCAAGCTGTCTGGATTTAGCGCCGCCCCGGTGAAACCCGAAGGTCAAGCTATTTCGTATGACAACGCGCAAGAAGCTTGGACTGCACGGTATAACCACGAAACCATTGCACTTGGGTTTTCGATCACTGAAGAAGCGATTGAAGATAACCTGTACGACAGCCTGTCTGCTCGTTACACCAAGTCGCTGGCTCGTGCTATGAGCTATACCAAGCAGGTTAAAGCT